AGCACCACCGGCTTTTGCCCACCGGGTAGGAAGATGTTGCTTCTGCATTGCAGAGGAGCAAAAGAATCCACTTGACCGCCAATAGCGATCAAGGAAGACTTGTGTCATCCGTTGACGACCAGTCTGACATTGCGTCCGATTCAATTCGGGCCAAGACATCAGTCTGATCGCCGCGCTGGGGTAACACCCGGCCCTCCATCTCAATCAGGCTCATTGAGCCTGAGAGGTGTTCTACCGGTATGGTAAAGGAGGGGATTATTCCCGTTGGGAGTAGTCCCTCCAAATCCGACCTTTTTACGTAGAGTCGACGTAAAGCGGCCCATGGTTGCATTATGGCTTCCTTCACTATTGGTGAGGGAATCAACTCTGCGTTAACGGATCGATGGACCCGTTGTTGTGCGCGCGCGACGGACCTCATACGACCTTCGTATGATTTCTGCTCCTCCTTGAGGACAGAAGGACCGTTAAACGCTTTAGAAACTACGGAGATTTTCTTCTCAGTGAGGTCGAATTTCTCGTAGTCGACGAAGTCGGAAGCAATATTGCTTTGGACGGATGTCCGTGACATCTCTCCATAGTGCTCCAAATCGTCAAGTGACACGGCCTCTTCGGCCTCGGATTGCGTGTATACACGCACTCCTAGGCCCTGGAGCCGAACAACCGCTTTATCAGTATCGTCTAGGATGACTCCCCGTAGCTTACGGGAGTCTCCCGAACCGTTCGCCATGCGAACGGCGATCTGATCAGAGTTGGTAATACAGTACCTCAGGTGTTCTGGAAGGATTGACTCAATCCCCGGGAGGGTTAATAACCCTCTTCCTCCAAATATCTGCGGTACATAACTGCGCGGATCCTTCAGGTATTCCGATGGAAACCATCGGCCTAAGCCCAGCTTCTGGAGCATTAGAAGGTTCGTGCAAAAACTCAGATCCCACCTGGCCCAGCTCATGCTCTCCGTGAGAGCTTTAGCTTTTCCAGGAAAGGGATTTGTTTCCTCGAAAACAGCGCTGCCCACTTTCCGACGGTCGGAGAAGAGGCGCAGCCAAACGTGACCGAGTTTATATTTTGGTCCGTTAACCAGTTTCCCTTGCCTTGCAAGTTTGGACAAAGCGCGCAATGCGTACTTTGGTCCCGGAGCTGGCTTAATTAAGAAATCCTGACAGTAATGCGCCCCGTATCGCGAGATGCAGTACTTATCCCAGGAGATCTCACCTGACCAATACTGCAAGACTCTCGGTATTTGCTTCAAATACGAGATCTTGCCTATACCGATATGATCGTCGCCCGCACAAGCATACTGATGCAGTTTGCCTTTTGAGCGACGATAATCGAGAACCGAAGGGTTGAGAGAGACCGGGTCGGCGCGCGCTGCGCGCTCAGCCGCGATGCTCAGCAACGAGAGTATCATCTTCGTGAGGGGTTCCCCCATCAAGACGGCTCTGGTTGTCACAAATCCCTTGTAAGTGGTACCTTCGTGCTGAACCGCCAATGGCGTTTCGCCTTTTAAGTACCTTTTGTAAATTGCTTTGTTCCGAGTCCCGCCGTTCAGGTTGAAGCAGCTGGGTTTCGAGACCAATAGTCTCGGCGAACAAACAAGATCGATCGCGTTGTCTAGGTAGCCAGTGGCTGGGTGGGTATCAAACCTACCGCCTAGAAACGCTTTCATAGCACGAGCAGCGACGTCGTGTTCTAACCAGTCTGTGGCTGCGGTTAGATCGGACGTTGAGATAGCCTCTATCTCCCGCCATGAACTTGCGTGCCGTCCGAAGGACGCTTCGAAGTTCCAGGCGTGGTCTGCTCCTTTTAAGCCAACCCTGCATCCAGGTATCGATAACATCGTGTCCTTGATTAGGTGGCTAGCCGGCGACAAGTAAAGATTGATCCAGATCAGTGATTTGGTTGCAATCCGTGCTTTAACGCCAGGTTCGGATATGGGTACCGGATCCACCGGCAAAGGTAACCGTCCATTGGACGTCCATTTCCGATATTGAGTCTCCGACCACAGGAATATCAACATGCCGAATCGGCTGTCCACACCTGCACGGAGGTCCAGAATTTTCTCTCCGTCGGCATCTGTCAATGGCAAGTGCTCCCGGAAGAAATCTGCTTTGATAGGT